GGCGCTCGAAAACACAATGAAACCTTTGATCGCCGCGCCGCCTGAATTTTTGATGGTGCAGCGTAAGGGTCTTGCGCCTTACGATCTGGTGAACCGCCTGCAAATTATCGCCTTTTCTAATGAGCGCGTTGCCATCAACCTCCCGTCTGATGATCGCAGGTGGTTTGTGATCTGGTCGGACGCAGGGCGCATGAATGACGCAGACGGCGCGAAAATATGGGCGTGGCTTGAGTCCGGCGGTAAAAGTGCTGTCGCCGCGTGGCTTCACGCCCGTGACGTGTCAGCGTTTGCGCCTGGTGCAACCCCAATGATGACTGAGGCCAAAGCCATTATGGTCGAGGCCGGTATGAGTGGCGCAGAGTCGTTTCTTGTTGACCTTATGCGGCATCGCCTGGGTGAGTTTTCTAAGGGCGTCGTGGGCGCGCCGTGGCATGCCTTGTGTGACCGCCTGCAGGGGTCATCGCCCACGGGTATGCGCGTAGTACAGCCGGCCCTTTTACATGCGTTAAAAGAGGCCCAATGGGTCGATATGGGCCGCATAGCGTCGCGAGACTATTTGACGAAAAAGCATATTTTCGTTGCGCCGGACATGGTCGGGGTTTCCCGGTCGGACCTGCGCCGCATGGTCGAGACGACGCCGCCCGTATCGGTGCGCCTAGTGAAATAGAAAATGGCCCGTTAAGGGCCATTTTTATAGGTCTAAAACCGCCGCCAGTAGCGCGGCCAGTAACAGTGCAAAAAGAATCAGCATAGCCGTTTTTCGCTATTATCCGGCCACCACAACTTATCTTCAATTTCATTATGGCCGGTAAAACCAAAAAAATACCATCCTATTTTGTTAGTGTTTGGCATCACGCCGCGCACGTGAATTTCACCGTTTCGAGTAACGCGCGCGTTCGCGCCGCCATAAAGACTTTTAACTCGCAGCCTAATTTGATGATCGGTCTTCATGCTATCACCTCGTGCGTGTCTTCGCCGGTGTAGACCGCCGCCGGTGCGTCGTTCAACGGCACAAATAGCGCTTGAACGTCAACGTCCGGACCGTAGGGCATGCCATAGGGCGCGCGCCGCCCTGGCTGGTACGTGTTCAATTCAAAATACTGGCCCACATATTCCCGCGTACTCATGCCGTCGTAAAACGCTGGGTAACGCCGTTTATCGGCACCTTTACTTTTTACAATTCTATGCTTGCCGGTGCATTTAGCGTGTTGCGCGTAAATGTCGCGCGCGTCGTTCAGTTTATACGTCGTACGGCCAATTTTAATCGTTTGCATTATTTGCTCCATTGATTTGCCATTGCTTCAGCGATTCCTTGGTAAGTCTCGCTCCGGATCTTCCACCTGTTGGCACTAGGTGGGAGTTTGTTTTGACCTGAGTCAGTTTGATTGCCCCACCTTTTGCGCCCATCAACCAGACGCGGGGGCATGTGCTTGGTAGGCGTGAGCAGGGGTAAGCCTTTTAACCATAGACAAGTCGCCTTGCTCGCGTCATGCCCGAATTGATGGGGTTGGATCGTTTGGTCGGGTTTGCGTATGCGCGTACTGATGCACCCAATGGGGTTCTCTAAGGCGATTCGCGCGATGGGCGCGTCCAGTAGCCGCCGCACGAATTCAAGCGCCTCCTCAGTCTGTTGCGCTCGCTCCGGTCGGCGTTTGTTCCAATGCAAGCCACTGGCGCAAAGGAACGTACACGGCGGGTGCGCTATCATCAAGTCCCACCCGTCCGCGATGATATCCATCACGTCCCCTTGGTAGTGTGGCCCGTCCGCGTCAGTCGGCAGCAGGTCGCATGACATGGCGTCATGGCCTGCGCGTCTGAACGCGTCCCGCACGGTGCCGGAGTACTCGCAAGCTACTAGGACGCGCATGCTGTAATCCCTTTAAGAAAATTACGCACAATGTCCATATCTTCAGCGGATACCGTCCAAGCAGAAACACCGCCGTCCAAACACAGGCCGCAATTGCTACCGTCGAGAATGGTGTCGACGTAGTAGCGCGAGACGAACTGCCCCCTGTCACCGTCCGCGCCTTTTGTAAAACGCGAATCATAAAATTCAACCATCGGCGGTTTGGTGTTGACAAGGCAGTCATTAACGCCGTACCTGTCGCCCGTGTTGACGACGCGAACATTAAATTTATCGACTGTGATCATGGTGGTTCCTTAAAAGGTCAAAATATCGAAGTAGGCCAAACCCAATAGGGTAAGCGCGCCGGCGACGGCCAGCGCGGCCAAAAAGTCCATAGCGGCCGCGCGTCGTTTTTCAAGCGCTTCGCGTGACGGGGAATAGGTGTATCGGTGCATGATTTAACCCTTATTTTTAATTAAATGCGGTAAAAATGTAATATCACCCAATTGACGTAATGCTACATAATGCAACAAAACATGGGTTTTGCTCATATAGTTACTAGGATGTTTTGCTGACCATGCAATATATGATGCTGGCATAAGTTTAATCAAATGATTAACATATTCTGATCTTTTCATTGTGTGCCTTTACTTTATTTCCAGTTAGTTATAGCCTGCAAAATACAGACCCCTAAACCCTCATGCGAGGGCTTAGAGGGTGCATTAAATAGTGCAGCACCCACAACATGGCGCGTCTTCGCAACGACCCTTTTTGTTGCGGTAAAATTCGCGGCCGCTAAAGTTAAAAACATCGCTTACGCGGGGGCTGGCCGTTGTAAATTGGATTGTGTCGCTGTCGGGCTGCAAGCTGGCCCTTTTTGTGGATGTGTCATATAGGATGACATCGCCCGGGTTTATGCGCGCGCCGGACTGGCTGCAACGGCCAGGATATTTTGCTGTCATTGTTTTTATCATACTGATACTCCAATTGAAATAACCCGGCGCGCATACCCGGCCGCATGGTCCGCTATAACTATATCTTTAGCGGTTTTACTTGTACCGGCGCATAACAGGCAATTAACGCAAGTCGTTTTGCGGCCACCTTCGGCCGATGCCGGACAAGCGATCTCGCCAGCTTGCCGGTCCACACCGACCGACACACGAAACACGCGCATACCGTATAGATTCGCTTGCGCAGCTTGATCGATGCTATCGGCCGAAGCCATGACTAACGGCGACCATGCGGCGTGATCGAATCGGGTATCCTGCCATTGGTGCGAATAACCCGCATGACCGGCCGTAAACTGTGTTAACTTTTGCCATGTACCGACCGGTGCAGCGAACGGGTCGCCGTATGTACCGATTCGCAAGCGCTTACCGGCGATGACCTTGGCGATTGTCGCCGGTGTGGCCTTTACATACCGGCCGCGTTTATATGCGTTATATACGGCTAACACTGACTTGGCGACTTGTACGTAACAAGGTACGTCGCCCGTTTCCCGGGCGATCTTTGGCCGGTGTATGCACATACCACACACCGATACATCGTCGCCGGTCTGCAGCGCTTGTACAGGGTTGACGTCGGACCGGATAATGAAGGTCTGCACCAGCGCGCCGGTTTTGTCGTTTTTACTGGCGTCGTTTATCTTATTGACAATGACGACAATGGGTTTACCGTCTATCTCCGACGGTCCCTCATATGCGATGTAACCTAGAATTTTGCTCATACTGTACCTTTACTTTATTGTGGCCGGCTTGCGCCGGCCGGGTTGATTTAATACGCTACTAAACAATGATTTTCAGTGTAAAACTTATGCGATAACCCGCGTTCTTTTATGATCGCAAGTATCATTTTTTGGTCCGACGCTGTACCGGCGCGCTGCAGCGTCGCCAGTGTTCTACATGCGACGTCGGTCGCTGCGCTGTCGTTCATATCAAGCCAAGCCAAGGCTTTGTTCAATTCGCGGGCGTTTGCTTTGTTCATATCGGTCCTTTAGGTTGTGTGAGACTACAGTGTAAGCGATTCTCTTACGCTATATCGACATGTCAAATAATAACCATGCGGATTAGTCGACTATTGAAATGTAAGTCATGTAGGTGGCTTGTAGGTAGCGCGCACGGTAGCGCATGACTTACATGCGCGGCCAGTAGCGATGCGGGTTTGTGCGGTTTGTAAGTCATGTAAGTCATGGTTTTAAGATAAGGGATAATGGATATATACTGTGTTTATGTACAGTAATACCCAATATGGGGTAGAGCGATTTAAATCGCCTGTCAAAATGACTTACATGACTTACATCGGCCATGACGCACGTTTCCACTGGCGCGTCATGTAAGTCATGTAAGTCATTAGCTAATGGCCGGTGTATGTACATACACCGTAGCTTACATGACTTACATTCTACCGGCCGCCGGCCGGTGTACGTAGGCCATGACTTACATGACTTACATCGGCCGGCGACCGGCGACCGGCGACCGGCGACCGGCGACCGGCGACCGGCCGCATGCAAAACGCGCCAGGCGCGAGGCCACCCGGGCAGGGCCGAGCGCCAATGGGTCACGGCTACGGAGCGTTCGCAGACAATTTTTTTGCAACCTACTTTTTGCATTGAAATTTATTTTTTGATATAAACTACAAATCATGAGTTTTTATTCACTGCCACTTGTTATCAACGAGATACGTGCTACTGAGGCGGTGCTTAACCGCATCTATGACGCAGCCAAGCTCGGATTGAAGGGCGACAACCTGGCGTTAGCGTCGGGCATGACGCCAACCACTTATCGGCAACTGTGCGAGATGGATCAGGTGGCGTTGTTAGCCGAACAGAAGGGCCGCGCTGATGGTGAGAAACTTGCGTCTACGCAGTTGCACAAAGCAGCAGAACACGGCGACGCTAAAGCCGCACTGGCTATTCTGCAAAACGTCCACGGCTGGGTAGCCAAGCAATCCATCACGGTTGACGTAGACCAGCGCATCTCCATCATCGGGGCGTTGGCTGAAGCCGAACGCCGCGCAGCACTGGACGTAACAGATGTCATTGCACACGAGCCGAGTCCAATGTTACAAGTAGAACAAAATGCAAAGCACCAAGTACAGCGCTGAAGACGAACAAGAATTAATGGCGCGGTTGTGGGCTCCGCAGTACAAGGACAACCCACTGGCGTTTGTAAAATTTATATTTCCGTGGAGCGTCAAGGGTACGCCGCTGGAGCATTTTGAAGGGCCGCGCAAATGGCAGCGCGAAGTGCTGCAAGAGATTACAGCCCAAATCCAAAAAAATAAAGGTCAGATAGACTTCAACACGTTGCGGCAAGCAGTCTCAAGTGGCCGCGGTATTGGCAAGTCGGCGCTGGTCAGTTGGATCGTGATCTGGATGCTGTCCACGCGGATTGGTTCGACAACCATTGTGTCGGCTAACTCAGAAAGCCAACTGCGCTCTATCACATGGGCCGAGATTACCAAGTGGCTGGCGATGTCACTAAACTCGCACTGGTTTGAGGTCAGCGCGACCAGGCTGATGCCTGCAAAGTGGTTAACTGAACTGGTCGAACGGGACTTAAAGAAGGGCACACGCTACTGGGGTGTTGAAGGGCGGTTGTGGTCGGCTGAGAATCCTGACGCCTACGCGGGGGTGCATAACTATGATGGCGTGTTGGTAATCTTTGATGAGGCCAGTGGTATTGACGACAGCATCTGGGCGGTGACATCTGGGTTCTTTACAGAGAACACACCCAACAGATTTTGGCTGGCGTTCTCTAACCCGCGGCGCAACACGGGGTACTTCTACGAAACGTTCCACAGCAAACGGGAGTTTTGGAAAACCAAGGTAGTGGACGCCCGAACGGTTGAGGGCACGGACAAGCAGGTCTATCAGCAGATCATTGACGAATACGGACCGGACTCCGCGCAGGCGCACGTTGAGGTGTACGGTGAATTCCCTAATGCGGGGGATGATCAGTTCATCTCCAGCTTGGTGGTTGATGACGCGATGAAACGCGACAAGTACCAAGACCCGTCAGCGCCGATAGTGATTGGGGTTGACCCCGCGCGGTTTGGCGCGGACGCTACGGTGTTGGCAGTGCGCCAAGGGCGGGATATTGTGAAGATTATCCGGCACAGGGGCGACGACACCATGACGGTGGTGGGGCATGTGATCGAGGCGATTGAAGAATGGAAGCCAGCAATGGTGTTCATTGACGAAGGTGGGCTGGGCGCGGGGATTGTAGATCGGCTGAAGGAGCAACGCTACAAGATCAAGGGCGTCAACTTTGGGTGGAA